ATAATCTGAATCGTATTTAATCTCTTCACTGTTCTTGTTATCAAAACCAGCAAGAGCTTTCAGAAAATACTTGGATTTACCTTCAAGAATTTCATATGGCACACGGCAAGTTGGAGCTTCTAAAACCTCTTGCTTAACCATTGCCAGAAGTCCATGACTTTTTCCAGTATCTACATCTGATCCAGCTGGCAAACCAAATAACTCTCCAACACCCTCAAAGATTAGTGTGGGTTTCATATTAGAGATGTTGTTTCCTATCGCCGACAATTCAGCTGCAATTTCAAGTACATGAAATTTATTATCCTTTGCTCTTACTTGATATGTGTACATCTTCATCAAAGATTTCACAGATTCTGGATTATCTTCATCAACCCATTCTCCCGAATCCACCATACTTCGGAACCATTCCAAATACTCATCTGATGGCAATGCATCCTTTCCTATGGGCGGTATTCCATATGACAGATTGTATGTAGCCGGGTTAGTCTTAATATTGGGTACTTCTTGTAACATTTTATGTTCTTTCATTTGTAAAAATTTATAATCGTTGTTAACTTCGATTACTTCAACATTAAAAAGGGGTTTATTCCCTTGAATAAGTTTCTTAAACTCCTTGTTCTCTGAACTTGTCCAATAAGGTTCACCACCATCTTCTGGCAGAAACCCCTTTTTAATTCCTAAATACCACACTCCATTTTCCACATTAGTCCATTTATACATGTAACAATTATAGTTACTGGAATTGTGGCCGATACCGGGTGGTAAAGTTCTCTCTATAACGCTTGGTGGTAATAACACTATAACCTACCTTTAAATTCTGGAGCGGGCCGAGAGAATCGAACTCCCATAAAAAGGTTGGAAACCTCTTGCATTACCATTATGCTATGCCCGCTTATTCTGTTCATCATTATCTCAAGCTAACATATCTATATGATAATGTCAAGTGCTTTTAAAAAATTTATCTTATTATATCTATCTGATCAGCATTTGTATTCCACGTTTCAGCGACAGTGCGAGTCCGTCCATCAGCAATAAGTGACTCATATCTCTTGGATGCTTTGTTGGACCACCAATCACAAACTCCTTGAAAACTATAACGATCCCAATTATCTTTTCTTTGTAGTTCATTAGTTTCCATATTCAAATATTCTTTTACGTTTGAATACCCAAAGTCTCCAAGATAAGAACGCTTCTGTTCAGTTAGTTTTTTTGCATCAAGAAATGTTTGACAAAACTTATTATAAGCATCTTCATCCACATCCTTGAGTGATGCCTTGATGATAGAAATCATCTTAGTCTGACTCTTTAGTTTTCTGCTGGACGCTTCTGGATCAACGAGTGGTTCACCCATTTTATCTTCAAACCAAGATTTCAATTGTCGATATTTTTCATCATTAATCAGTGGCGCAAAGTCAGATACAGTTTCACCTTTATGACGTAAAAATGGTTTCATGCCGTCATACTGTGATACACTTTTAGTTGTCCCATATAAACTTGTGGTTTCAAACATACAGAATGGTCCACCATACTTTTTATCCAAAATATCTTTTGCCAGATGTGAACAAGCGATTGCAGCTAGTAGTTTACCACCAAGACAATTGAATCCAAATGGTTGCACAGCGACTAGGGCAAAGCCCATTATAGTAGAGTCATTGAAACGCTTCATAACTTCTTTATTCATTGTATCTAGCGGTTTACCTAGAAACATATTGCGAGGTTTAGAATTAATAGTAGGTGAACCAAGACGAATAAAACCAACAATCTTATTAGTATTCTTTTCATACACTAACAACTTAATAGATTTGCCGGGAATAGAAGCTTCCACAGCATGAGAGGTTACAATCTCTAGATAGTTCACAAACATTTCACTTGATACTTCACGGCACTCAAACTCCATATCTTTTGGATGCATGGTGTGATCATTGAAAAAATCATCTTGCGGGCCTATACCGGGCAGGGACGTAGGGTAATTGGACATTCTTTCAAGTTTGACCTTGCGAAGATAGTCATCAATCCTACCAAAACTGGAAAAGTAATCTACGAACACATTGGCGGCATAGAGCGCATCTTGTTTGTCAAGCAGCATTTAAGAACCCCGACAAATCACCCTGTTCATTATCAACCACTGTTGACCGAAATCCATTAATCTGATAACCCTTCTCCCAATCAGTAAAATATGTTGGGACTTCAAGTTCTGGGTTTTTCATAACATAATTGGGTTTGCCATCCTTATATAGATTGAACCCCATATGTTTATATCTATTTCTTGTCAACACCTTTGTCTTTTTAGTTAGTGCAGAAAGTTCATCGTTTTCAGATGACTTGACATAATGTGTTTTGCGACACATCATGAAACAATCTCCAAAATACTCATAATCATCTAATACTATATGCGCTTGATCCATTATGAATTTTGTAACAGATTGTGGCGCCATATAGTGATCATCTGTCATGGGTTGCAACTTCCAATCATTTTTAAGCACTGTAGAGAATCCACTCTTATCAGCACCACTTGAAAATACTTGGTCATAAAATAACCTAGATATAGATCGTTCAGCGTCACTTATCAACATCTTATTCCATCGATATTGATTTGCCTTCAGTGAGTTAAATGCGGTTAACGCATATTCAGCTGGGTCTTTACGTTTTATCATCCAAAGAAATCCTCTAGTGTTCCCACTTCATCGTTTTTCAATATCCAGTTCATCTTATCCGTTATCACACGCAACGGCGCCAAGAAACTGTCTTCATATTGGCTAGTATAGTCAACCATCGGCAATATGTCAAGTTCCTTTGGTATCTTTGTCATAAAAGAAAACGCAGAGGCTTGATAGATATTGTCTTTGAGATTTACAAATTTCACCTTGTCTCCTTCTTGAATAGTAACGTACTTATTGCCAAGTTTGTTCTCATCTACGAGATGGTTGTAGAGTATTGCACCCTTAACATGCTTGGGTGCGCCGAGTGCAAATAAACGATCTGTTCCACGAAACTTCTTCAGTCCATTACAGGAGCGGGGATAGGCAATCTCTTCTGGTGGCAATGTCATAAACTCATCACGGAAATCTTGTATAAAGGTATTTAGCATCTCCTCATCACCACCCATGATGATCTTTAGTGCTTCCTTCAACTTCTCTCGACACGGTGCTGGAGTAGATGACTTGACCGCCTCAATACCCATAATCTTTAGCTTGGGTTCAGAGTAACGAACACCTTCCATGTCATAGACGTTTAGGATATACCGCTTCTTAGCAGTCCATAAACCTTTATCAGCGATGGCCTCACGTCCCATTTCCATCTTCTGTTCGTATGCGTTGGTTACTTGAGAAAGTGCGGTATAGCTTTTATCAATAAAAGGTTCCAACTTCTCTTTTGCAACCTTGTCCAAGAAACTGATGATAACATCAGTTTTTGTTCCCTCTTTAAACACCCTAGTAACCAATTTGTCAAACGTAATGTATACTGAATCTGTATCGGCAGCAATAACGTAGTCTTCATTCTTTGTATCCAAGATTTTATTAAGATGTATGTTAAGACTTTTCTCAATCCAACGTATAGACAATTGACCGCTACTAGTAATAGCCGTAGCAACCAACAGATTGAAATACCTAAACCAGTTATTACCGATTGCACCATATGCACTATTGAGTGAAATCTTCTTCGCCATTTGAATGTTGTCATATCTTGCAATATCCTTGAGTAGAGATTTGTTGCCAGTATTCTCATATTCCTGTTGAGCGTCCAACATAAGTCTCTTATATTTGACACGATCATTGTAAATACCTTCCATTAGTTCAGGCAAGAACCCTCGTTTGTCCTTACGAAAGAGTGCACCATTTGGCGTCATGCAATGCTCAGTATCATTATCGACCTTACCATACTCTAGAATCTTATCTACCATTCCCTCTATAGGTTTATCTCCACTGTTAACCAGTGTCTCTGGTGAGATATTGTATTGCATGATAAGGTGAGGATACAGAGAGTTCAAGTCAAAAGACATAACCCAGTTATGCATACCAACCTGTGGGTCTTTTACATAAGCACCCTCAAACTTCTCCACCTTCTTATTGTCTGACTTTTGAGGAATCACAATGTTCCTCTCACGCAGATAGTTGTAGATAAGAATGTCCCAGTAACGCACCGTTCCCAGCACATCCACAAAGTTAACCTTTGCATCATAAGCCATCGTCAATGCAAGTTCAATCAGCTTCATCTTATCTTCAAGGCGATCAACAATCTCAACGTCTTGAATGTTGTATTCAATAAACGACTGATAATCATTGGTATACCATTCACGAAATGTCTCAAAGGGATTGCCTGTCTTCCGTTCACCCAGTTCCACAAATGCAATGTGGTCAAGGCGATACGATTCCTGATTGGTGTATGTAAACTTGCGATATAGGTCAAAGTAATCTAATGCAGAAATGCCATCTAGAGTATACGTCTGGTGTACCCGCCCCATGTTATACACCTCACGGGCAAACACATTTCTCCACGGCGATAGACGTTTGACTTCTTCCTCATCAAAGACATTGCGAATACGATTAACCAGATAGGGAATATCAAAGAACTCTGTATTCCAGCCTGTGACGATATCGGGTGTGTGGCGTTCCCAGAAAATAAGGAACTCTTTTAGAAGATGCACTTCACTCTCGCACTGAACGTAAGTTACATCATCACGGTCAGTGACGAACTCACCAATGCCCCACACAACGATGCGTTTGGTCTGGTGGTTCTTGATAGTGATTGACAGCATCGGTTCTGCTGCATCTTCTGGTTTGGGAAATCCGTTCTCACACTCCACCTCAATATCGATGGTGACCATGAGCATCTGATCCAAGTCCCAATCAACCCGATTAGGATATTCATCAGCAATCCAACAATAAGGATACTGCGTGTTACCAAAGATTATTTCTTTTTGGTTTTCACGGTTAGCAACCCACTGTTTGGCTTCCTTGATGGAATCGAATGTATGTGGCAGAACACTATTACCGTCCAGAGTTTTGTATCCAGTCTCCTCACTGGTATTGACCATATCAAATAGTGTGGGTTCATACTTGACTCTACGAGTCATGCGCTCTCCATCCCTGACCTCACGGACAAGGATGGAATTTCCATATTGTAGGACATTGGTATAGAAGTTCATTATAAGAGTATATCAGTTCTGGAATGATTTGTCAAGGATTAATTTAATCTAAATCTTCGTTTCCATTAGACTTCTTTTTTCTTTCCAATATTATATTTAGTTTCAAGCATCCAATCACTCTTTTCAGAATATGACAATACCTTAATCTGACTGAGAGGAGCAAGTTCTCCAATTTCGCCGATGATAGTAACCAGCCCCCAATCCTTTAGCAGATTAGTAATTGTATTCCTACGAGAAATATCATTGATTGACAGGTTTGTATCCTTACCATCAAGAGCAAACAACTCCTTAAAGTGTACAATAAAATACCTACCCTGTTTGTGTAGAATATGGCAAGACTGATATAGTTTCTTTTCTTTACGGGATGCAACGCCAATACGAGATAAAGTCTCTCTTACCTTCAAAAAATCATCGGGTTCTTTTAACCCGATTTCTAGCATCTGATCTGGTGTCCATTTAATCTCTTCCATTTTTCCCACCTTTATACAATTTTCTTTTTATGGCAGAAATTTGTTCCTCAGATAATATATCAAGAGCGGATTTAGCCTTTGCATTATTATAACCATAGAACTCTTTAACATACTCTAGATTCTCTAATTTCTTCGCCTTCAACCACGGGGTAAATCTCTTCCTTGGCCTCAGACTATTTATCAAAAAATCAAACTGAAGTTTATTATCTATATGTGGTAGTTGATTGAGTTCATTTACCAACATAATGGTATCAGGGAACGGTGCAACACATTTATTAACAATGAAAGGAACGTATTTCTTCTCCCAAACCTCATCATTTCCATCCATCAAGGGTTCTTTTGTCTGATTAACTGCCTTGAGATAGTCTTTCAGTTCATACATTAGTCAACAAACCCCTCACCCTTTTTCCAATGATGGAATCTATGACAAAATACCGCCCATAATAAAAAGGTTAAACTATCGGATTTATACGTTCCATTATTAACTTTCAATTCATAGCTCATAATAAATCAATCCTTATAAAAGTCAAGTCGTTCACGATTTGCTGAAGATACAAACACTTTAAATACGATTACACTTCTCAACTCGTAACACTCACGGGATACAGGCATGGCCATGTGTGGTAGATATGCATCAAAGATAACTAAACTATTGCCAACATAAGGAACGAGTTGCCCATCAATTAGAGTACCACCACCCCACTCAGGTTTCCAATCCATTCGTGGATAGTAGATCATAGTAAAATCACCATCATCAGTATGCATCACAGGTTCAACACCATGTGTATGAGCATTCATGTATATGCGTTTATATGTATCAATATCATGATTTTTTTTGAATTCATATTTGAACATTGCAGAAGTCCAAATAGGCATCACCCACTCAAAACCATTTGCAATCATCTCTGTAGAGTCATGTCCACAAAGAACATGCCAATGACGAGATTGATGATTTGCTTTTGAAGAATAATCAAATTTCCACCGAATATTTTTCATTTCAGAAGCAATTAATTCTGCAACATGTTCCTCTACCACATCATCATATATTTTAATCACTTAAACTTTACCCTACCCATAATCTCAGTGAGGCAAGCCATCATATTGATTTCTAAATCAGCAACAAACGCTGCCTTATACTGGTATTCACCCAACGCCACAACAGTATGAGGGATGCTACTAGGATCAATAAACTCGTAAAGATTATCATAAATACTGCGAAACAGCTTATCAGAATCATTGTCAAGATTATCGACAACCCATTTACGAACATTGGTGAACTCCTTTTTCTTCATCATGTCCATTAGGTCTTTGATATTCTTGTCTGCAAGGTTTACCAAAATACCAGCATCAATCTCACCAGCCACAGAATACCGTTGCAATTCATTCAGAACTTTACGCCAGTCTGGGAAATGATTATTTATGAGTTCTGCAACAACCTTCTCATTGAACTTAATCTCGTTCTCGTTGAGGATTTTCACAACCCTATGGAAGAACTGTTGAGCAAGTTTTACTTTCTCTGCTTTAGGAATCACAAAGTCAATTACACTGCATCGTGATTGCAGTGCAGGGATAATGCGGTTCTTATAATTACAGGTTAGAATAAATCCACAGTTCTTGTGGAACTCTTCAATGAACCCACGAAGAGCTGGTTGTGTTGAGTTTGGATTTAGATAGTCTGCCTCATCAAGAATGAGATACTTCTTACCACCCTCAAGCGACACAGTGGACGCAAAGTTCTTTATCTTGGTTCTGAGAACGTCAATACCTGACTCCTCAGAACCGTTGATAAACATATAGGTTGATCCAATCTGCTCCAGCATGGCACGGGCAGCAGTAGTCTTACCAACGCCCGGACCACCTGAGAGAATCAGATTGGGTAGTGTTTCCTTGTCAACAAAAGACTGCAAGGAAGACTTTAGAGTCTTAGGAAGTACGCATGACTCTATGTCTCGTGGCCGATATTCTTCAACCCACAAAAATTGTTCCATAATATAAATTCCTCAAATTAAGCATTGTAAGAAGATTCTGGTTCCAATGCAATCCAATACTGCACACCAATCTTAGTGTTAGTAAAGTGACTTATTTTCTTAGAAGAAACTTCAACATCATATGCACCGGGCATAACTTTTAGGTTCTCAACCTTGAACCAGAACTTGTATTCTGCGGCAACATCACCAACATCCAGAGATGTTTCGTATGCATTTGCAGTGCTGTTCTTTTTGTCAGTGACCATCAACTTACCACCAGACAATGCCATATCAGGAACACCGATAACAGCAGCAGCCTTTGTGATTTCGTTGAGTGTATCACTTGACAGATTGAACGTCAATTCAGTCGAGGGCATCGAAATCTCTTTAGATGGAGTCGTCACCACGGATGGGTCAGAGAACCAATACTTGAGAGACTTCGATGTACCCTCTTCTGTAATAATAACAAAGTCATTACCAAACTCTAAATCGGGTTTATCGAATAGAGAGAGTGCCGATAGGAACTCATTCAAGTCATAGATAGCAAAGTCACTCAGGAATTCCTCAGTGACTTCTGCCTTGGCCACGATGTTCTTCATCGCAGACATAGTGGAAAGACTAGACCCAGCCTTCACCATAAGATTAGCGTTAATTGTAGAGAAGTTTTTCAGTACAGAGATAGTTTCAGTAGATAGTTTCATTATATTAGGTCTTTCAAATTTACACCAGATGGGACAGGTCGTTTTAGGATATCATTGAATACAACTTCCCAGAGTTGTTCAGAACCAATTGCACAAGGTTCTGCAAATCTTTCAAACCTGTATGTTAAATCTTCTATAAGGCTTCGCAATTCTTCAATTTCATTTTTTTGTTCTTCAATTTCATTTTTTTGTTCTTCAATTTGTTTTTCAAGTTCGTTCATTTTTCACCTTCAAGTTCATTAATGTATAGAGCAATAATACCATAGTGAATCACTTTTAGCAAGTCACTTCTGTTCTTTCCATCTTTTTTTCCATATCGTTGTGCGTATTTCATGATGTTACCGATACAGAACCCTTCACCATGTCCACCGTCAATGATAAACTCTGTAGCTTGAAATGCATTCTTGCTATAGTGTCCATCATATGTTGAGTCGATATACTTTTGAAGTTCAGCAAGTGCTTTATCCTCATCATATTTGTAAGCAATTTTAGGCAGATTCTTTCTCCTTCATTTCTTTTCTCAAATCACTGATCTGTTCTTCATAATATTTGGTAAGTGAACCATGAGCAGCTTTAAAATCTAGAAAACTAAACCAACCAGTTGCAATTGTTTTGCGTTGCGTTGGTGATACTACACCCCTATGTGTGTGAGTGAAATCAGTTGGCCAGATAGCAGTCAAACCCTTTTTAGGTTTAAACTGTCTACCTTGATACAACCACTGAGTTTCACCGCCATCTTCAACATCATTGAGGTACGTCATAAAAACAAGAGCCCTCTGATGTGTTTGATGACTAGCACGTTCACAATGCCAAGAAGTAAATCCTTCACCGGGTTCATAGTGTTGAATGAGCCAAGGTTCAGCAAATCCTAATGGAAAGGTAAAAGAATCATACTTTTTCCGATAACTATCAACACCCAATCTAAGAAAATCTAGGTATCTTAAAATACTAGGATCACTAGAGTTTGGCCAAACTACAACATCGGTTGATTTTTTATCCCCACCATCAGATAGACCACGATGTTTATATTCAGCATTATTACCATAATACTTCAGCAGGTCATCACATAATGATGTGTCTTCCATCTGTATAGTATGGATGAAATCGCTCATTGCATCTCCACATTAATATTTGCAGAGAAAGTCCTACGTTCACCTTCACCAGAGAATGGCATAACAGCATGACGCAACCAAGAAGGGAATATAATCATAGTTCCAACTTCTGGTTTGACATATTCTTCTTGAATAGGACGAAGCATATTAACATCACGCATACCGTTTACACCCCAACACAAGTAAGTAAACCCATCAACCGCACCACTTGCACCATTGAGTCCTTGCAGGGACTTATTGGCTTCAATCTGTGGGGGAACCTTTAGAAAGAGAATGCAGGACAGTCCCATATAACTCCGAGTGCCATGATCATGCAGAGGATTATAGTCACCAGCATAACTATGAACAGTCCACATATTTTGAATATCAGTTTTTATTTCTTTATCATCACCACCAGTATCGGCTAGAGTCTGTTTAATATATGTTTTAGCAAGTCCATTAAGGACATTTGCCCATTGCTCCCCTGCACCACCGTCATCATGAGGAAATACCCATTGACCAGATTTTTCATTTTGATTAATCTGACCAACTAATCCAGATGACAAGTCTTGAGCAGCTGGAACAACTACTTCATCAATATGATCATTCAACTCATCAATAATATTAAGAGGAATTTCTGCTCGCATAATATTGACTGCTAACTTATTACGCATTGCAACTGAAATACCAGTGCTAATCTTTTCTGTTTTTGCAGCTTCAGCTGTATCTACAAAATCATCATCTGTAGATGGAACAACCATTGCCTTTGCTTCTTTGCTGTTTGGGTCAACGAAGCCGGGATCACCGACTTTTCCTGTTGTAAATTCTACGGGCATTCATAAATCTCCATTGTGTAATTATTATATTATGATAGTACACGAAAGGGGTCTAAAAGTCAAGACCCCTTCATACATATTTTTTAGAAAGGCATAGTTTCTTCAACTACGCTTTCCACTTCACCTTCACCAGTGATAACACCGGCGTCAATCTTAGTGTAGAGGTCAAGGAACGAAACCTTGGTATCCTCATCGAATCGTGCAACACAGAGTTCAATTGCCTGCATCTTATCACCAAAGATGGCAAACGCTTTCACAATGTGATCTAGACGGCGGGTAGAGATGACTTCATCAACACCACCATCATAGAAGGTCTTGCGAATAACTTCAGCCCAAGTGATCAGGTTTTTAGCAAACCCCTCATCAATAGCACCATACTTCTTCATGGCACCAATGATAATCTTCTTCTCAGTGGCAGCTGCAGCGTAGGGTTGTTCCATCGTGATAGCAAACCGTTCTAGGAACGCCTCGTTGAGAATGTTAGTTCCAATGAACCGTCCATCCTCAGAGCCCTTGCCCTTAGTGTTAGCAGTTGCCATGACGTTGAACCCTGCCTTGGGCGCAATCCACTTATTAATCTTCTTGAGATAAATACCTTGACCCTCAAGAACAGGTTGGAGGCAGAGCAACTTATTTGAACCAAGGTCACACTCGTCAAGAAGCAAAGTGCATCCACGCTCCATTGCTTCGATAACAGGACCAGGCATGAACTTGGTTTCACCGTTGACTAATCGAAAACCACCGAGCAGATCATCCTCATCAGTTTCAATGGTGATGTTAACCCGAATAAGTTCCTTATTGAGTTTGGCGCAAACCTGTTCAATCATCAGAGTCTTGCCGTTACCAGACAGGCCGGTTACAAAGATAGGATAGAACATCCCAGATTTTACAACCTTCTCAATCAGGGAGAAGTTACCCCAGGGCACAAACCCCTCAAAGGGGACAGGAACGAGATTCTGCTTTTCCATATTGGATGATACCAGATTTACAACAGATACCTCTCCTGACGCATTAGAGGTGGTTACAGGGACTATATTAGAGGCCTCAGTAGGTAATTTATACGCATTATAACCTACAGAACAAGTCTTGCGAAACCAAGTAGGGTAAGGCACCCCTGCTTTTGATGCAGCATTCGTTGTCATAGATTTAGTAATGGTGGCACCTTCACCGAACATTTCAGCGGCGGTGTCTACGAATAACTTCTTGCGTGGCGAAAGAATCATGTCTATTTCCTTATTTTTCATCATAACTTATAATACCATACGGAATAGGAATAGTCAAAAGAATAATGAGCCTCAATGTCGTTTTATTGATATTAGGTGTGAAGTGTGACATTTTTATCACGCCACCAACTTCACGAACTTATTGAGAAGAACACGAGACTCAATTTTGTTCGACATTGACTTACCAAAAGCAGCCTTTAGTTTTGCCTTGGAAGCACCAACTAAATCATCGCTGAGCCCGATATTCTCTACTGTGAGCGACCTTCCCGCCAGAACATACATCTCATCATACCCCTTGGAAGTGATGGCAAGAAACTTGTTCTTGTTGATGAACTTAACCTGTTCCATAATCTTATCCCAACCCAGATCACGCTGTAGGTAGTAGAGAATGTTTTTATCAACTCTCCCAGAACGACCAGAACCCGCAATGAAAAATCCAATCAGGTTCATACCCTCAACACGATCTTTGAGGATGCGAAGCAATCCATCAGTCATATCATTAGACTTAATATCGTAAGTCTTGAGTGTCTTTGGATCACTGATAATCAAATTAGCAGAAATACCATTAACAGTTTTATAGTGATCACCTGTATTACGATCTAAGTTATAATCGTAAACGCCTAGGGCCCTGTTAGAAAAACCATCAGTCAGGAAAATAGTGTTGACTTTCTGGACTCCAGTTTCCCGTTTGAACTTAGGAACAATCTCCATCATGCTAATGATTACGTCATTTAACGGAGTGCCACCCAAACCTAAGAACGGGGGTGCTAACGTAGGCACTGCTGAACGTGATTCGTAATATGTAGCAATCATCCACAAGATTTCCATTATCTCCACTTCTTCTTTTACAGACATTTTGCTGGAGAAGAAATTTAGAAGTTTGAACTTGTGTAGAGCAAAATTCCCTGCTTTGAATTCTTTGTAGTTAGATGGGGTTAGAGGGACTATATTATCATACTTATAAGCAACAGTGCTAAATGCAAAGACCTCAAAAGGAATCTGAGTGCGGCGACAGAACCATACTAGATTGAACAGCTGAGATAAGGTGCCTTTGAGGTTATCATACATGGAACCGCTCCAATCAAGAACCATGACCATACCATGGCTTGTAGCGCCGGGTAGGGTAGTAACTTTCTTGAAGAGGTCTTCATTGTATTTGTAAGTGTGCAACCGACTCATGTCGAGCGAACCAGATTTGGAAACAGCAGCACGAGCATACTGGTCAGCAGCCTTCTTCATCTCAAACTCTTTGACCATGTATCCAACAGTCTTCTTCGACTCATCCTTCATGGTAGCAACTTCTGCTTTTTTGGTTACAACCCAAGGACTGTTAGGATCATAAACGGGAAGTGCCCGTTCTAAAATCTCACCGAAACCCATAATAAGGTTTTCATTAAGAGCAGGGATGCGAGCATAAGTCCGCTCTTCAGCATTCTGGTCAACCAGTTTTTTGATTGCGTTATTGGTGTCCGTATCGGTTTCTACTTTAGGATCAAAACTAGAGCCTGCTGAAGACGAGGAGCTTACTTTGGAACCCTTGCTTTCTTCAGATTTATCTTCGGCATCACCATCATTGTTAGCAGAGGAATCATCAGGAGCATTTTGTACATCTTCTTCACCTTTATCATCAGAGGGGTCATCGCCATCACCCGACTCACCGTTAGGGTCAGCCTTGGTTTCTACATCGTCAGACTCTTTCTCTGGAGCATTCTCCATCATCCAAGCATAGAGCTCTTCTGAGAGGTTCAGAACATCGTCAGGAGTCTTAGTTTCTGCAACCCGTTTGACCCAAACTTTCTCTTCATCAGTAAACTCAACCTTCTGCTTCTTGAAGAACAGATTGATCCGATCAATCAGGTTCAACTCAGCAGTATCTCTATCACCAATACCAAAGAAATCCTTGGCAGACAAATCACGATAACCACGATTGAAGACCCCAACTGAACCGGCGTACTTATCCTGTACCATCCGTTCAATGCGAGCGTCCTCAATGACATTTACAAAAGAGTGATTTATCTTACGAACCTGAGCCGTCTCTAGCATGTCTAGGGGCGTCCACAGTGCGTGAGCAATCTCATGGCAAACCATCAGGTCATAGATATCTTTGGTCATCTCCTCATCCTTCCAGATGGGCAGACCAAGTTCACGG